GCAACGTCACCATCCTCAAAGCGCAGGGATTGGCCTCCCTCTGCGCCAGTTGCGTACATAAATTGAGAAGAACCGAGAGGGCCAGACATGGCAACTCCTTATGAGAAGGCTAGTTGTGGTGTGCCAAGCAAGATACGCCCAGATGCGGCTACGATGTATGGCACAATGTCAGTAGTGCTTGCGGCTGTTGATAGCGTTATGCCCGCACCGCCAGCAGTCTCGTAATCTGTGCCTAAAGACAATGTTCGACCACCTGTTGAATCTTGAATTATTACAATAAACCCAGACTGACCCACTGCCTCAGTTGAGGGATTGGCAAAAGTAACATTTCCTGTAAAGGTCAGAATAAAGTTTTGGTAAGTGTCAAAATCAAGCGTAATGCTACCTGTGTTAGTCGTATCCGTGTTGGTGTTGCCCTGCAACGCCTTATTGTAGGTAACATCGCTATCATACGCCACCGCGCCTGAGTATGTGCCGCCTGTGACTGGAACAGTGTTTGCTACGCTAAACGCATCAAAGACCACAACCTCGGCTATCTGCCCAGCGGTCAGTGCAGTAAGGCCGCTGATGGTGTTAGCAGTGTTTGTATTATAGTCCGTACCCGCAACGAGCGATACGCCGTTTAGCTTTACATCTACATACTGACCGTCAGTAAATTTTAGTGACAGACCGTTATCATCTGCACCAGACAAGGTTGTTTCAGAACCTGTCGCTGTGTAATAGTAGCGAGTTCTGATACCAAAATTCGGGGCTTTTCCTATATAAGGCATAATACAGCTCCTTTAAAATGATTCTGGTTCACCCAGCAATCTCCATGACTGTAAACTGTGACGTGACATTTGTATCATCACTACTATTCCTATGATTAACACCGCCTGTTCCGCCGCTAACAAATGCTTGTACTTTGTATGTAATAGAGCTTGCTGTGTCAGGGTCATCTAAAAAGTTTATAGCTAAAGTAGCTACAGTCCTATTATCATTGCCACTAGCTGAGTTCGGATACCATATTTTGTAACCATTATGGGTCTTTCCAGAGCCACTACTTATCTCTGTGCTGCCTCTAAAAAGTTTTATACCACAATAATTACCACTAGCTCCACTTATACCAATAGACCCTGTAAGTAAAAATTCAGATGTTGCACTTGTTGGAGTGATTGTTATAGACAAGCCGATATCTTCTCCAGAAGTGCTGGTTATATCGTACTCAGTGTTATGACTAACTGACTTAGCCTGCAACACCGTACCACTAGGGAGACTAGAAGATGCTACCGTAGACCCGCCACCAATTAAATCCGCTAAATTTCTTGCTACACTCATTAGTCTGCATCCTGTATTGTGTTGCCGTCAGCTACCCATTCTAGGATAGCCGCATAGTGTCTGTTGGCTGTGTCAAGGGGAACGAACATTTCTTTGCCGTCAATAGTTGCTTTGATGCTTGTGTTATTTCCTTCTAAATCAACACCGTACTGTGCATTTATAATTGTCATGCTATCCATTTTTATAACTCCGCATCAGCTTCCCAATTAACACCAAAAGTATTTGTTTGACCTGATATTCCACCTGCATAAAAGTTCAGTAATTCTGTGTTGTGATTTGTACTTTGTATAGCGTAACTAGTTGTAGTAGCACTATTTTGCAAGTCGTTGAGGTAAGACCCAGATGTTCCAGAAGTATTGGTATTATATGCAGTAGTTACGGGTGTAGCTCTCATCGTAACAGGAAGGTGACACACCGCACCGATGTAAGTGGAAGTGCTAAAGCTATTTGGAGGCCTTACCGCAGTTCTTTCATCCCATCTTGCTGCACCTTGACCAGCGTTGTTAAAAGGTGCTGTGCCGTATGGGAAAGAATTTTGATAGTATCGTTTGCATCTTGTTATTTCGTCTTGAAATGACCGATGCTCAAACGGTGTGGCCTGTTCGCCTACCTCAAGCTGGACGCCTGTGAGATAAAACTCAGGTGATGTGCTTTCTAACCAGCCCGTTGTGTCATAGACACGGGTGTTGTTCACATTAGCCGCCCAAGATGTACCAAAGGTGCCGCCTGTCCAATTTGTTCCAGCATCTAACCAAAAAGTTAAATCAAGGCTTCTAGCGCTATCATTATCTAGTGCGCCTGTCGTATCACCAGCAAAAGTTACTGTTTTCTTTTCCCAAGTGTTTGTTGCAGATACTATATAGCTTGCAGAGATAACCCTAGTGTTGTCACTGTCATACAGATTGATACTGTATGTACTAGCAACGCTAGACTTTACCCAAAAGGATAAGGTCAATGACTTTGCAGATGATGTACCTTTTGCTAGTTTTTGTAAGTCTTGGCCTTCAAATCTTTGTGCAATATTAACTTGGTCAGCCGCATCAAGAGATGTTTCTGATGCGTCCATGCTTATCTTCTGTGAATAGCCAAAACCTTGACCAGACGGAACATCTGTTGAGCGGTCCACATCTACGTTTCCATCAGTACCAGAATGAGCGATGCGCCAACGGTCACAGAGATAGTCACCGCTAGTGATTGTGTCAATCGTAGCGCCTCTTTGCCAGACCTGCATCGCTGAATTGATGACAAGATTTCTAGCCCCTGCATATTGCTCTTGAGAGGCTGGTAGTATCTTTGATAATGCCATGTCAGTCTCCCTTATGCTTCATCAGTTTGATAAGTAAAACTTATACCAATTTGCGCGTTTGCCAGAAGAGCATTATTTGTAAATATATTAGAAGTATTATTAGCGGTAACATAAACAACGTTAACTCTCTTTGTGTTATAGACACCATATACCGCAGGCGTATAACCCGCCGCCCAAGCCCATCCATTATAAAAGCCAAAGCTGCCAGCTGGATAATAGTTAGTGGTATTTTTTATGCGAAACGGTAAACCAACTATTGTCATTGCTTGAGATGCTGCGCCACCATTTGTATAAGATATTGTGGAGGGGCATTTAACTAAAATATCAACGCGAACTAAATCACCTATCCTAGTGTATTCTCCTATTTGGAATCCATAAGTACCAGTTAAAATTCCAGCAGTAGGGTCTGTCGCAGACAGAGATGAAAACTCAGGCGTGAATGTTCCAGTGCGATAAAACGCATTGCTGGTAAGGTCAGTCATCTTAAAGTTACTGCTAGAAACATCTAGCGTACTATTAACATCTAATGTTCCAGATGTTGTTAATGTTCCAGATGTTGTTAATGTTCCAGAAATAGCAATGTTTGTATCCAGCTTTGCGCTAGTAACAGAACCATCAGGCGGTGTAATCGTGCCTTGCGTCAAGCCAGAAAAAACAACATAGAAATCATCTGTCGATGCTACCGCGCCCGTCATTGTCATGGATGTACCTGACACAGTGTAAGCTACTGTCGGCTCTTGGCGGACGTTATTTACAAAAACAGAAACATCATTTGTCGCCGCAGGATAATCCAAGGTGTACGGACCAACAGTACCGTCTCCTGTGATAGTTTGCTTCTGAACAGAACTATAGATTTCAGCGGGACTGTTGCCTACATACGCCATCAGGTAATCTCCATAATAGACAAGCAAACATCTGTAGACGCGCCTGCCGTTACCTTTATTTCGTCTGTTGCTTCCAGCACCACTTTGTTGCCTGAAAGAAGTTCAAGTGAAGAGCCAGATGGAATTGGTGCACCCGTAATCAATTCTACGTCTTGATTGGCTTCATTGTTCGCCCCTGCGCGATTAGCAGTGTCTGAAGACAATGTAACGGTAGCAGTAGTCTGACTGCTTGTCGTATTACCTAGAACTAAACCCAGAATAACAGTGGTTGTGTTTGCCGCGACAGTATAGATGGTATCTATACTCGTAACGCCAGCTTTAGTTATGACTTTAAAAGTGTTTGCCATGATACTATCCTAATGCAATCGCTAACGCAGTGGCGTTTCCGTCAGCGGTGTTACTGATGAAGGTTGTACTTGCCGCCATAGTGGAGGAGAAATCGGTCACTGCTGCACCAGAACCAGCCCCATCACAATGAATGATGCGAGACTCGCCAGCCGCTAGTGTGACGTTTCCTCCAGTACCTTGAGAAAAAACCACAGATTGCCCTGTACTATTCGTTACAAAGTAAATTTTTTCTGCACCGTTTGGTGCTACGGTGATGGTGTGGGTGCCAGATGGTGAACCAGAACAAACAATCACTTTGTTCATCCCATCTGTTACAGTGCCGTCTGTGGTGGTAAGCGTTGAAGAACTTCCACTCAAACTCAATGTAACAACGCCGTTTAGCGCGGTATCAATGATATCAAAATTGGTGTTAGTGGTATCGCCCCAGGTACCTGACTGTTCGCCAGTAGCTGGCTTTTCTATACCAGTGTTACTTGTGTATGCGCTTGGCATTATGCCACCTCTTTCCAGTTTGGAGTGCTGCTAGGCGTTATATCGCTCCAAGTGTTTGTCGTGGACGGCACGATTTCTTGCGGATTCGCATTTTGGTCAGGAACCACCCGTCCCCACACATTGACAATACCAACATTTGCAGTGGCTTGCAATCCTGTGACCCCAAACGCTAAGTCATCCACCTCAACAGCACCTATCGCTCCAGAGCATGATACCCCAGAGACGGCAAAAACACAATCAAGACTGAAAGAAACGGTGCCTATGGCTCCAGCACCAGACGCTACCCCTGTCGGGAACACATTAGCCCCAGCCGACACCTGCTCGTCACCAAAGCCAATAGAGCCAACCAAACCATCTTCAGTAACAATTGCACCGCCCGCTGCCAAAGCGTTACCAATTTGCCCAGCGCCAAGAATGTTTGTGTTGACGACAGTAGTGACAACATCACCCGCAAATTGCGGTATGCCAACCGCACCAATAGCCGCTACTCCTGTCACCAGAACGGGCAGGGCTTCGCTCCAAGCACCTTCGCTCCAAGTGCCTCTGCCCCAACCTGATAGCGACATGGCTTAACTCGTTAAGCTATGCGGATAATCGCGTTGGTGGCGTCAGCAGTTGGAAACTGAATTGTAAATGTACCAGCAGTTGATGTTTTATCAGAACCAAAATCCAGCACACAAACCGAAGTGTCACCTGTGGTGTCTTCATTGTAAATCAACGCGCCACGAGCAGTGATTGTAGCTGTTGTAAAGCTCAAGTCTGCAAAATCGGTGAACGCAGTTGTTCCAGATGCAGACGGGTTAACTCGTGTGAGAGATGCGCCTTTTGCCGTGTAACCTGTGCCACTAACTTCGTTTGTAGCAGTGTATGCAGTGGTAGAAGCATCAAGTGTGGCTGAACTTGTATATAAAGCCAATTTAAAGTCGCTTCCGCCAGAGTTTAAAAAGTTGTGTTTTCCTTCTAAAAGCTCCTGCTTGAAAGAAGTACACATTGCTTGTGTAATAGCCATTTATATTCTCCTAACGAGTTCAGCCATTTCGCTGTTGCCAGCATTTTTCATTTTATCGGCAATACTAGCACGTTCCTCGCGCCTTGCCAATTGAACATAGTGATACAATACTACACGCAGATGATTTTGAAAAGCCTCTGCCTGCTCTCGGATGGCTGGCGGCGCTGTATCAGACACCTTCATTATTTTGTCCATCGCAAGTTCTACAATTTGTTCTGAGCTATGACCACCATTGTCAGATGTCATAACATTGACAGCCCCCATCTCTAGGCCACCAGTAAAAGACAACATTTAACCCTCCATTAAGTTTTTTGTATACGAACAAGACCTGTTCTGTAAGCATCCGTATTTTCCATGCCCTCGCCATAATTCTTTAACCTAGATACACACTCTGAAAATCTGCTTTCGTAGAGTTGAATTATAGGCGGCTCGCCCTTCATAAAAGTGTAAGCCTCAACTAGACATCCGTATAAAAGGGTGTCTGGAGCGTTGTCACCAAACCATGATGTGCCAGAGGATGTCGCAGTAATTGATTGTGGCCTATAATAGTAGTGAAGCTCAACAGAATATGCCTGATTTGGCGTTGGCGCCAAAATAAGATTGTCTACATCAAAGACACCGTAATATTTTGGCGCTCCAGTGACTGTTGCATCGGGCGCAAACTCTTGCAGAAAATTAACATCTTTTTGTAACAGAAACACATTCTCCCCACCGTTTACATATGACAAAGAAAAGGTAGACAGATAGTCTGCTGGCAGAGCCAAAAACTTATTTCCAGAAGCCATTGTGGCTAAAACATTTTTTCTAAAATAATCCAAATCAACAAGCTTTAAAATACGCTCTTCTGTATTTCTGATTATATTATCAAGATTAGATACAAATGTTGCGTCATCATTCTCAGTATAGTCCTGAATGGCTTGTTTTAGTGTTGTAAGTGTATATGTCATTTTTATACTATCGTTATGTTTCCAACCATACCAGAATGCACTGTGCATTGGTAAACAAGGCTTGTGTCTGAGGGCTCGTGCGGCACAATGAATTGAGTAAGCCCTGTTGTGGAGTTATAATCTTCTGTCACACCTTCAGTAAAAGCAGCACCGCCTGATGACACCCTTATTTTTAGCGGGTGGGAACCTACATAACTAGAATTATCTATCAAATAGGTGTGCCCTCTGTAAAAAGTGAAATTAGGATTGTTTCCCGAAGTCGCGCCAGGACCTGAAAATTGGTAAGCGCTGCCTGTCGCGGCTGTTGTTGTATATGTGGTCACTGGACCACTAACCTCATCGTTCAAACGTATCCAGTTTCCACCGTGAGCAAAATATAAACCACCTGTCGCGTGAACGTGCGCCACGGCTCCATGATAGGTAGAGGCACTAGGTAGGTCGGTTAGAGCGCCATAATAGAAAACAATTTTGTTAGCTCCAGAACTAACGTCAATGACCCCATTTGCGTCAATAATGTCTGTTAACGCAGTGCCGTTGCCTAACGCGTTATATATCTCATCAAAGTTGTCGTTTATTTTATCTGCACCAGCGCGAAGGGTGTCGCCAGTGCCGTCATTTGGGCTTGAGCCAATTCCTACTGTTTGTTTCGCCATTTAACCCTCGTCAAAAGTTCTGTTTGTTGAATCAAGTGTAACATTTGTTGAATCAAAGGTCGATGCTGTTGATGAAGTTGATACACTTGCTGTTCCGACTCTACCAGTTGACAATACTCCTGTAACCGAAACAGGGGTAAACACACCCCCACCAAGCGTCACAGAGCCTAACTGAGCGGACATAATTGGCGGCCTTATGTACTGGAAGGTCTGCAAATCAAAGGTTGGAAACTTAACGTCTGCCGAAATTATGTTGTTTGTGTCTGGTCTTGGGTTACGAAGCGCTTCTGCGTCTGTTGCATGTCGGCGAGGCTCTAACTGTGGATGCTTTGGCTCCCATTCGTCTTTACCTACGAGAAAGCCGTTCCATTCCATACGCATGTCAGAAAGACGATATCTGAAACCAGAGCGGTCTGATATTCCATATGCGTATTTGCCAGCAGCATACTTAGCCATCTCTTAAACCCTGTAATACCTAAGATTAGGGGATACATTAAAAGAAGCTCTATCTCTGTCTTCTGAAAGGGCTCTGTCAAACTCCTCCTCATAAACAGATTTTAATAACTGAATGCGGTCAGGGGCACGTTTAATCGCAAGATAATAAGCC